TGTGTATAAATATTCAGAAAGTAGTGTTCCTATAACTCCTACTTTTTGTCTAATGTAAATCCATTCATCTTTTGTAATGTGATGTGGTGTTTGAAAAGATACAGCTAATACGCCTATTAAATGGTTATCTAAACTATGCAATCCAACCATGCAAATAGATTTTGTATTACATTGGGTTGTTAGATATTCTAACCCATAAGTATCTTTTTCTTTATCTACATCTTCTATTGATAATTCATTATCTTTGTATACTTTAGAAAGTACTCTAGGAAATAAAGATACAGGTATATTTTGAAATGTTTGTTGAATATTCAGAGTATCAGGGGTACATTTTTCATAAAATATAGAAAATTTCTGGATGGAGCGGCCTGTAGGGTAGAAATAGCCTCCATTATGAAATTGTGCAATCCAAATTCGATCACACTCTAGTTCTTCCATTACTTGTTCTAATTGATTATCTATTAAAGTAGAAGTTTCAAGAGCATCTCTCATTGGAGTAGACGGGTCTTTTTTTTCCATTTTTAATTTTACCCAATTTACTACAACCGGTCCAATAACCGCTGTTATTAATGCTACTGTTATAGTTGTAATTACAGTTAAAGATTCCATTATTTTTTAAGACTTTCTAAATATTTGATTACTTCATCTAATGATTCTTGGGCTCGTTCATTGTTTATAGAACCAAACCATCTTTCTACTTCACCACTTTCTGTAACTGTTCCTTGATTACTTTCTTCAAGTTTTTCTTTAAAAAACGCTTTATATTCTTCTATTGTTTGATCTATTTCTAAATTAAAAGTATGGTCAGTATATGTTTGCCATTTACCTTCTATTTTCATACGAGTTTCTGTAGTTGCTCTGCAATCTAGGCATTCGCCATATGATTTATAGTAAAACGGATCTAGTTGTTTGTCCATTACTTGTTTACAGTTTGGACAGAATAAAGGAACAGATACTTTTTTAAATTTATCTAATTTAGTAATATTTTGTTTGATACCCTCTTTAATAGTCCAAGTGCGACCATTTTCTTGCCAGATATCTCCTTCATTGTAGTCTTTAGATTCTTTAATATAGCCTACACCATGAGTTATTTTTTCCCCATTCTTACCTTTAACAAGGTTTCGGATGCGTTGTATATCTTTTTCAGCAAATTGTTTTTTTAAAACGTTTTCTTTCATAACTTACTTATTTAAAGTATCAGTCCACTCTCTAAACATCATAGTCCCTATAGTATTAGCTTCTTTTTCTAATTCATATAAGTGATCATCTTCTGTGATGTCAGTAGTATCTATATTATTTAATCTATTTTCACAATTTTGCATATGATGCACCATTTCATGTGAAAATGAACGTACTATATCTTTTGGGTGACGGCCCATAGTATAAAGCACAATTATTTTATTTGTTGGGTCATAATGAGCTGTTCTGCCAAGAAAATTATTAGCGTTTTCAACATCATCATCTATAAATTTTACTTTAGGTAAAGGACGAATATTCATTCCTTTATTCAGCATGAATTCAGTAAGTGATTTAATTAACGGAGGATAATTATATTTGCTAGGTTCAGCGTATATTTCGTTAAGTAAATGAGTTAATCCTATCATGATTATACATATCACACTTCTCGTTTAGCATTCGTTTTAAATTCAGTAAATGACGGAGCATGGTTAGGATTTTCTAAGTCAAATATAGTTTTAACAGTTTTAAACAACTCTAAATTTTCTTCTTGGGTTCTACTTGATTCAAATAACTCCCACCCTTTACCTTGCATTTTGTCTTTAGCTGGTTTACGTTTAGATGATTTAAGCCAAAGAATACCTCTCCTGTCTGGTTTTATGCCGAAGCATTCTTCGTAGCATTTATCATATATTGCTGTTTGGAATTCATAAATTGTATGTAAATGGTTAGATGATTTATGATCTATAACCCATAATTCATCATTTATAGTGCATACTAAATCACAAGTACCCGCTACCTTTAATTCATCTGAGAATAAATGTATTTCTGTTCCTATTAATGTTGGTTTATAAGTTTCCCAGAATTCAACAAATTTAAGAAACATTTGCCATACATCAATATCATATAATGGGGTGTTATCTTTAGAAAGGAAATTTAATTCTTTTCCTTCTAAATAATCTTCAATCATATTATGTACTTTAGTTCCATCTTCAGCTGATTTTCTCATTATATAATCAGCATTATTTCCCATTTGTTTTAACCAATCTTCAAAATATTTCCCTTTAGGGTAATATTGTAAGACGTAAGTGATTGAAGGGTAATATTCTCCATTTCTAAGATAATACCTTGAATCAGGCATTGTAATTTGTTGTGCATCTTCAGATATTTGAAGAATACGATTGTGTGGTGTTTTTATATTCATATTATAGATAATTTTTTCTCCATTAATTTGTATGAGTTTAAAGGAGAAACTGTTTGTATTAATTTTGTAAAGTTTTCAAAACCCATTTCACTTGGATCTTTTCCATCAAGTTCTACTAAATATACTTCTTTACCTTCATTTAAAAGCATTTCACAAAACTCTAAAGCTTTATTTATAGCATCGTTATCTAAGGCAATATATATTTTTTGTACTTTAGAAGTAACAATTTTTTTCATTAAAGAAGGTTGAATATTTTTACCAAACAATGGGATAACATTTCGTTTTATAGCTATAGCATCAAATGGGCCTTCACATAATATAATAGGTAAATCCCAATTAATAAACAACTCAAATGGTATTATATCACGAGATACTTCAGGGTTACGATATTTAATGTAAGGTTCTTTTTCAAATGATCTAGCAGTAAAATAATTTAATTTCCCGTTAGCATCATATGAAGGAATAACAATCATTTTACTATATAAACCATATTCACAATACCCTATATTGTATTTTAAAATATCATGTTTAGTAATATTTCTTTTTTTAAGATAAGCTAATGCATGTCTTGAGATAATAGTACTATCAAAATGTTTAAATTCTTTAGGTAATTCAACTAAATTAGAAATTACTACTTGCTCAATATTACTTCCAGATTTAATTAATGGTTTAAGTTGAGAAAATACATCTGGTGGGGTGTTAAGTTGTTTGAATAAGCTTTTTATGGTTTTGCCTCTTTTACCACATACCCAACATTGCCAAGGGTTTGTTCCTTCTTTATTTTCTGTGAAATTAACTTCTAATTTAGGTTTGTGGTGGTGGCAAAAAGGACAGTTATATGCTTGGTTCCCTCTAGCAGTACGTTTCCCAGTGCCTAAAACAGAGTTAACTAAATTAACAAGAAGTTCATTTACCATAAATCCAATATATGGATTCAATCTATAGAAACAAAATCTCTTGAGTAAAATTTACCTAAAATGTTATCATTAATCCATTCATCTGGTTTCTCTAGGACTTCATATTGGAACAAGTATTTACATTCAAGGTAAGTTAGCATCTTTTTGTTTGGGGCTAAGCATAAAATTTTTCTAAAAAAATCACTTTGTTTACCCTGTTTTATAAGTTCAACTATAGGTTTAGCAGAACCGTAATATGTTTTCCAATCAGATTCTTTTTGGATTGTTGTTGTTAATGATTTTCTACCTCTAGTTATAGGTTGTTCGGCTAATTCTTTTTTAGTAAGTTTTTTCTTTACATTATGATATAAAGATTTTTTACCTAAATATGATTTGCCTGAAGGTTCATGTACTGAGATGTAAATAAAACCATATGTTCCTTCAGGGAAGTCTTCTAAGGATTCTATCCTTTTATCTTTGTATAACCAATTTGGCATAAAATTTATAAATCTAAGTTAACTAATATATTCATATCTGTCACTGCAGATAATGGGAGAGGTTGAGCTAATTTAGCTATTGCTACTAAATCATAATTGTTGTTGTATAAACCTACTGTTGTAACAAATGGGTTAAAGTAAGAGCCAGTAGCAAAATCATACATAATTCCACTATTTGAACTTCCAGAAACTAATGTTGGATTTTGGGAAAAATTAAATTCATTTTCTCTAATATTACACCTGTATTGGGATTCATATATTGTAATAGTGCTTTCAAATGAGCATGATATGTTTTGTGAAGTTATTATACTTTGTATAAAACTAATATCATTTACTCCATATAAAGCAGAACCATAATTTGCGTATCCGTAACCATTACCAGCAGAAGTACCACCACTTGTTATAATAACTACTCCGTGTTCATAAATAATATCTCCTACTTTTAATGAACC